TAAGGTATTTTAATATGCTTTTATCCATAAGCATAAGCCCCATATTATAAAATAATGCGCCATCACTATTCCATTCCCAGTCAACATCACTAAGCTGAGAATACTGCATTTTAGTATATCCTGCTAGTTTTTGTTTATACCATGGGAGGATTGGCGCCATTCTTTCCACAACTCCAGCAAATTCGGCGGTTCCACCAAAAGAGTCCAATTGATCGAAGATGTTTGGTGAGTCATTGCGCACCCAGATATCAGCATCAATAATGCAAATTTGGTCGTAACTGCTAAAGTAATCAAATGCGTTTTCTTTTTCATATATTGGTAAAAACCCCCCATATTTTTCGTATGACTCTTTACTACGATTTGTGGCAAATACGTCAGGTTTAATTTTCATTATAGGTTGAGTTTGAATAATGTATTCTGCATTAATTTTTTCAGCGTATGCTCTAACCGAAGCTGTACAGTGATCATATAGCTTTGATGGTTTTCCAGTATAAACTTGGTAGATCAATCTTCTCATTTTTTAAATTCTCTTAATAACTGTATAGCCTACATTCTTAGTGCCACGTTCAATAATCTCAAAAGGGTTTAATCTACAAAACTCAACGACACATTCATATAAAGAAGGTGCTACAGAAGTATCATGGAATACAATATATCTTTTTGCAAACTTAGCATGCAATTCTAATTCTTTTTCCATGTGGTGTCTTTTATGTACGGAGTCAATAAGCATTACATCACACACTTCACCAATAGCACCAAGGCCTAATGAATCAGTTTCTTTAATAACTAAATCAATATTATTATCTTTACAGTATTGAGAAGCAATAGGAGCTAGGAACTTACGATACTTACCCATGTCAATATCAATTAATTCCATATATTTCACACCAGTTTGCATTACTGCAGCTGCCGTACCACCTTGATGTGTACCAATTTCTTTATATGAAGTACAGCCTTCTTTATTAAAAAGATTTACTAAAGCATCATGTTGAGCACAGTAATCATCTCCGTGTGCAGCTTCTTGTTGTGACCGTATTTCACTATAAAATTCCTTTAAAGTTGTTACGTGACCTAGTTCAGCATTAATCATAAATTTAATTTTCCTTTTAGTTCTTCTACATTCTCAAAATAATGCATTCCATTTATTTTATTTTATTTTTTTGCTGGTTTACTTGCTTTACCTTTTAATGCATCAGCGCCAAAAAATGCTGAAACTAAAACAGCAATCGATGCAAAATATGTTGGAGCAATATCAGCAATTAATCCTGCTGCCTCAGATAATCCAAGTAAAGAAGTTAGAAATATTGCAATTGGATATAATAATAATCCAAATAAAGCAAACCATGCCATTTTTCTAATAGCATCTCTTTGTGCGTCTGCGTCTTCCATTTCTTTTCTCTTAAACTCCAAATACATTGCCTGCTCTTCGTCAGTTACAATGCCATCACCATTAGTATCAGCTGGATGAAAACCTTGTTGTTTCATTTCTTCTTCGGCCATCGTAGAACTCCTTTATTACCTTCGCTATTGTTAATGCATCATTAAATCCATTACGAAGTGAATTTGACCTGTGGCCATTTTCAATAAACCATTCTATTGTATTTATATCCGAACCAGATACTTTCATATTATAGCCTTTAGTGAGTTCTTCAAACTCATATCTTAGTTGAACAATGTATGTTAATCCTATTGGCATATTAGTGTCCAAACATTTTTCGTTTTCTATATTCATCAATCGTATCCTCTAATAGTTTAGTCCAGTTATCTCTATGTTCTACGAACACACACGGTTTTTCATGATCAACATCCATTATAATTACTATATTGGGTATTGTCATTCCCGTTCTTTCTTCGTACATGATAGCATATGCTGCACCTTGCGCGAAATAGTTTGTGATTCTTTCTTTCTTCTTAATATATTTAGAAGTTTTAAAATCAATTATTGAGGGTACACCATTAAACTGTGCGACACAATCACATCTTCCAGCTAATTGTAAATGATGACTAAATAAAGGCACCTCGAGACCGAATATCGTTCCAATACTCTCATCAAGTATAGGTTTGAGATTTGCGAGACTTTGTCTGATGTGCGGTAATTCTTTTGTAGTATCTTCATTATTTAAATACTTTTCTAATATGCTATGAACCTTTGTACCACGCCTAGATGCTTTGCCACTAATCATATCTGCTTGTTCTGCACCTACACGTTCGCGCCAAGCTCTTATAGCATCTTCACTAAGTATGCTTAGAACTGTTGTGATACTAGGATAAGACTTACCATCAGGAGTATTATAAGTTCTGCCTGATTTTGTAGTTGTAGCGTCCAAGTCTTGATAACCGATATCAATCGTGTCATGGCTAAATATTTTTCTTTTCAATTGTTGGTGCATTATAATTAAATATTTCCTTTATTGCTTCTTGGTTAACGCAAAATATAGCTTCAGGCTTATGTTTAAAGTTATATTCATTAGCTGCAGTTCTATATATATTCATGTTATTTGCTTGTACGTAATTCCAACATTGCATATACTCATCAAAATTAGGTTTAGCAAATACATATAGTGGTCTATCAAGCTGAGTAGCTGATACCATTACAAATGTTACTACTATAAAAAATGTATTCATTGTTTATTCCTATGTTTTTATTGTATTGCCTCTACCAGAATTTGCTTTAATTCTAGCGAGATTATCTTTCCAGCCATTGTCAGTCTTTGACAATAAGCTTCCTTGACCAGAAACAATATTTGGAAACGTAAGAACTTTAATACAATTGTGTTCTTTAAGATAAGCCTGCAATTCATCTGACTTAATATCTATTTCGTATTCATCACCCTCTTCTAGAGGTTTTACTGTATACTTAGGCACCTTGATATCCTTTCCACCAATCAGGCGCTGGTCGACCCCAATCCCATTTAGCAAATTCTTTAGCTGTGTGATAGTAATTTCTGTATGCTTGAACAGCATTGCCAGGAACTATACAATCTGGGTATTGAGACATTGCTTGTGCAAATTCTGTAAGACCAACATCCGGTATATTTATAGGGGGTTTAACAAGAACTTCACCAAGCTTTTCGAAAGTTGCATGTTTTTTCTTTCTACGAAATTCAAACTCGGTGGCTAGACCTACAAAGTGTGTGTAATGCCAGTTGTAGTTTTGTAGGCTTTCCATAGTCCACACTGTGCATGGATGATATTTGTGTACTGCAGCATAATATACATCATCACGATCATCACCAAATGTATAATACTGCTGCATTGTTTTGCCAGACTTTGACCTACGTCTTTCAGGCGTGCCGTCAAGTAACCTATGAGATGTACACAACATTTGTGCTGCTTCGATAATCATTTTAGGTATGTGCTTGTCACACATCATAGTTGCAGCCGTTGTTGGATCGTTGTCTAATACAAAAATATTCATACTTTCACTTTCTTAAATAATATATTAATTATACCATGCTTTTTGCAGTTTGTACACAGTTGTTTTTTGAATTGATTTGAAATTCTACTAATCCGTTAATAGTTTTGGAAAAGCTTCTTCTACAACTGGTCTAGAAATTCCTGGAATTTTCTTTTTATTAATCATATTAATAACAAGCTTAGCATCTTCCGGATGAATGCCTTCAAGAATTCCAATGAATATTTGTTCTCTTTTATATTTTGCCATTTCATCACCAGCTCCACCTTTAACAAAATATCTAAACTGTGCGTTTTGCTTTGTTAAATTAGTAGGGTGACTGTGCGCTGCTGCTGCAGTATATGGCGGTTCACCAGCTGGCATATTCCATTGAATTTTAGTATCCATCGATCCTCTTATGATATCTTTTAAAGCCCATGTTTCATTTTCTTTTAAAACACGAACTTTATCATCACGACTTCTTTGTTTAGCCATTTCTTCTAAAACTTCAAAAACATATTGTTTCATTAAATAAACTCCTGTACACTTTCAATCAAATTATTACAACGCTTGGCAATTAAGTAGGGTAATACTTTACTTTTGTTTGACCAAGGATCTTGTTTTTCATATGTATTTATAATTTCATTTTTTAGCTCTTGTGGCGTTTCACTAAGGGCGATGAGTCTTTCATTTCTTAAGTAGTTACGATACCAAGAAGCAGCATATAGCAATTCACCTTGCTCTAGATCTTCTATGATACCATCTACTTTCTTTTGAGACATAGGTGTTTGTCTAAAACCTTCTACAAATGTATCGTCATTAGATAAAATGTTTGGTACACCATCGCCTTTATCGCCACGTATAATATGATTAAATAAATAATATCTAGCATTATCTTCTTTAAGTTCTTTCTTAAGAAGAGGCGAGAACTGCTTTACATTAGGAAATCTTTGTAATTGTAAGAAATCTCTATCTGAAGAAACAATCATAATTTTTTCTACATTAAATTGTATTGTAGATTTATTAGCAACAATAGTACCAATAACGTCATCGGCTTCACATTTATCAACTTTGATAACTTTATATGGAAAGTTTTCTGCAATTTCTTCTCTTACTAGATTAAGTAAACGAAATGCTTCATTCCAATCAAATGTAGACTCTTGTCTGTTTTTCTTACGACTAGCTTTGTATTGTGGAAATACTGATCTACGCCAGTTATTTGCAGCATCTACAGCAAGAACCATTTCACCATATTCATCTTTGTATCTTTTATGATACATTCGTAGTGAATTTAGTATCATATGACGAATCATATCTTCGTCATTAGTTTTATTAATAATAATACTGGCTAGCGCAATACCACTGTAATCAACAATAATCATTATCCAATTCTCCTTTGATTATAATAATCGTACGTACGTTTATAAACATACACATCCCATAGTGTAGCATTTTTAATACCACCTACACAATCACCAAAGTAAGTAAAACCATTGGTTGGTTTCCTACCTTTTTTCTCTACTCTAAACTTTTGATTTTTAGAATTACAAGCTTTTACAATTTGTTTAACAATAGCAAATTCAGCCATATCTCTTGGATCTTTAGGATCAAACCTACCAATCCATGATGTTGATCTTTTGTGCTTTCCAATATGTATTCCCATTATATAATCTCCTGTGATAATTTTTGAACCATTGTATACTTATTAGCAAGATCCTTTATGATCTTCATATTGTAATCTTCTCTTAAGGTTTCTCTTCTAATAG